GTGGCCACCTTGGCGAGGACCACGTTCACCGTCCTTCTTCTTCTGGGCGCAGGCTGTCAGGCACATCACTCCTACTGCCAGCAAAAACATTACTTTCTTCATATTTTCTTGGAGTGTTTCGAGTCATAGCTCTGGTCTCTGCCAAGACCTTTTTACTTAAACAATGTTGCAAAATTAGTCAATTTGCAATTCTATCCTTTTAACTATCTGATTTTCAAAAAGAAAGCCACCCAATCTATCATGCCGAGTAACAAAGCGGTAACAAATGCACTCTTTTATGGCTCAATGGATGGCTTTCGGGTTCAAAATTAAGGATTTCTTTCGATATAACCAAATTTTAATGGAGAAATCTATCTCAGGATCAGGCATCACCCTCGATACGATCATCCCCTATATAATATTTGAGATACCATTTCTTGAATGGCTCTACGCATTCACGCATCGATCCGCTATCCCAATGGCAGAACCGATTGAATAGGAGTGCTTTCAGGCTTGCAGGGGTATCATCCATGATCTCGAAATATTTCAGACCTGAATCATTATACTCCCTCTCAATGGATTTAAGATAGGAAGCATCTGATCCGCTGGCGGATTTCGATGCCCTGATATTAAACTCCACCCAAGACTTTTCATATCCCCATATCAGTTTGGAAATTCCCTGAGGGCAATCATCCTCCCCCCTATAATATCGGCATAACCGAATCAAACTCTCCTTAGTCATTCCAATCATCTATTATATGTTTGAGCGATATTTGAGCCATTCCGATATATTCAGCGGCAATTAAGACCTTGATATCATCCGAAACTATGAAATAATCCTCAATGTAGAAATATTCCTCATCCCTGCCAATCTTCGCCCATACTTGGCAATGGATGGGATTCCTCCTTTTCAGCTCAATGGCGGCTTTCGCTACCTCTTTTTTGCTCTTATAAAAGGGATATTCCTGAATCACCCTCTTATACTTTTCAGCATAATCGGTATGGTACTCCATTCGCCTGATAGCGGATTCATAGAGATATTTCAGAGTGCTTTGGCTATATCCGAATACTTCTCTCATAATTGCATATTTATCCACTCTTAGAGTGACCTCAGGATGAGACTCTAAGAGCCTCGAAATTCCCTGCCAATCGTTTTTACGTTGCAAAGATACATAAAATTCCGCAAACCCCGATAAATAAGGGGAAAAATCTGCATCCCAACTCATTCGGTTACTTTCCATCATGGAATGTTTTCGGGTATTGTTACCCATTGAATATCACGCAGTTATGATATGGTATCGGGTGACGAGTACCAAAATACCCCCAAAATTGGTATCTCTAAGATATCAATCTATCTCTCTAAGAGATCGCCCGAATCGCTCTAAGGATCAGGAATGAGCATCATCCCTGATGGATCAGATCGCCATCACGGATCATGGGGATGGATCGTAGAAATGATGATTGCCTTTTTTATAGATCCGCATTTTCCGCATTTTCATCTCCACAACTCCTTATTTTTCGCCCTTTTTATTAGAGAGGGGCAAAAGGGGCATTTTAACAATCGATAACCTCATCATGGTTTGCGCATTTTGCGCATTTCCTGCGATCCTGACCCCGTTTCCCATCCTGAGGTGGGTATTTCCCCATCCTGAGAGTGAAATCCCCTCAGAGCCCCCGATTTAGATGATCTGAGGAATAACTGACACCGCTTTTTGCTTATTCTTATCAAGTACCCGAGCATAGATCTGAGTGGTTGCAATTTCCCGATGCCCTAAGAGCTTGGAGACCGTATAGATATCAGTCCCCAAATCAAGCATCATCGTTGCAAAGGAGTGACGGGCGCAATGAAAGGAGATCTTTTTATGAATGCCAGCACTCGATACCCATTCCTGAATGACCCGATTAGTGGCTGATGTGGTAAGCAGATCCGCAAAAATATGGGATTCGGGCTTTCCCTCATCTCCCATCAATTCCACCGCCTGATGATTGATATCAAGATACTCCAATCCCCCCGTTTTCTTCTGTCTGAATATTATCCGAGCGAATTCCCCTTGATGATGGATGTCGCCCCATCGGAGCCTGAGGATATCGCTTTTTCGTAATCCCGTCAGGCAGGAGAATAGGAATGCCGATTTGATCTGAGGGTATTCGCATTCGGTCTGAGCGAGGATCTTCACCTCATCAATAGTCAGATACATTCGGGTGGTTTCCTCGCCCCTGAATCCATCAATCCCTCTGCATGGGTTTTCAGGAATGATCCTATCCTCATATGCCTGATTGAGACAAGCACGGAGTTTGTTGAAATAGCTCTGCTTTGAATTTTCAGATAGAGGCTTACCCTTAACCCTTTTTCGGGAATCGTGATCCCAAGCGATCGCATCCCGATCGAGGTAATCCCTGAAGCCCTGCACCCATTCAGGGGTGATCCTCTCGAAAGTGATCCTTTCATTCCTCTCATATTTCATCAGGTGATGGAGACAAGAAATCCAATTACCCCAATTTCCTCGGCTCTCTGATCCGATCCTGCGATTGCACATAGCCCGAAAGTATTCAAAGAAAAGAGTATCGAGCTTATAGAGCGATCTGAATCCGAATTCCCCATTTTGGATATCCATGATGCGCTTTGATTTAATGGAGTTTGCAAGTTGCATAGTTTGCCGATTCCTCTCCTTGTCCTCTCGGTTCCTCTCAGGGATGATATAAAGCCTCAGGAACTCATAAGATCGCATCCCATTGATATAGATATCGAGATATAAACTCAGGTTCCCATTTGCCAATTTCTTCTGCCTGATATGGATCGGCTCTTTGATGATCTTATCTGTTACCATAGTCTGAAAGATTAAGGGGATGCCCGATGATGAGCACCCCCGATGATTGAATTGCGTTGAAATTATACTTGAAAAGGGGAATTATGCATCCTCAATCTGAGTAAGGAAAAACCCCATATCCATGAGAGGCTTTTGATGTGCTGCAATATGATGTAATACATGGCTTGCAACATCGAGCGATTTAATAAAACTCTCATACTTTTTACCCTGCTTGGAGAGTTCCACAGCAACCGATGGGAGGTCAGCAAAGAAATCCATGAATGATAGCCCCGTGATTTCATCAGTGATATCACCACAATCGATAAGTTCGCTCATCTCCAATTTTTTGAATACATTGCGGATAACTGCAATTTCATTTTCTGTTAAAGTCTTCATAATCCTTAATTTTTTAATTGAACAATATTCTTTTTGATGGGAGAGGGTTGAGCCTCTCCCTGATTAAACTCGGTTTACTTCAGATTGTCGATGATGGCATCTAAATTCTTGAATCGTCATAACTCTTAACTTTTTATTGATTTCGATGCTGCAAATATAGGGCTTTTCCTGATTGCCGCCAAATCCTGAAAACCCCTGAAAATGGGCATCGGTGCTTAATAAGCATCGGGTTTGGTGCTTATCAGGAATCAGAAAAAAGGGTTTTTTGTCTATTTTGGGCTCAAAAATGGAATTTTCGGGCAAAAAATCGCTCAAAACCCCACTAAAAAGGGCGATTTCGGGCATTTTGGTGCTTAATAAGACCATGTAAAAAATCTTAAAATTTGCGCTGAGGCTCAAAATGGATCGAAAAAGCATAAAAAATCGGGTCAAATGGCATCTATATCCACCGACCCGACCGAAAGAATCCGATGACTTCAGTAGCGATTACCCTCTGCTGAGGAAAGGGGGTAAAAGGTATCACCTACCTCATCCATCCAAATGGAAAAGTGAATAACCCTGCGGAGTTTCCGCAGTACCTCAGCCCCTTGGCAAAAGGAGCCTGAGGGTTCCGTTATCCCCACTCAGGGGATTATTTCTTATCAGGGAGCTTATTAACCCATATCTCTGCATCCTTGGCGGCATCAGCCTCAACATTCTGAATGGCATCGATCCAGTCCTTATTGGCTTCCTGAAAGGTTCCATCTATCTGATAGCCTCTATCGGGCAATCCATTGGCGAAAGACTCGGCATCCTGCTTCATCTCATCCTCGCTCATTACATAGTCCAAAATTCCCATGATTATTCTTTTTTATTGATTGAACTCTCTATTTCCTTGATGATGCTCTCACCCATGACCTCTGAGTTATTGATGGCAATACCGCTTTCCTGAGCCTCGTCTGCATCCTCGAAAGCGATATGGTTGAGCATTCTCCAGTCGAGATAGATAACTCCATCCGATGCAGTAATCAGGCTGTCATTATAGGCATTCGCATCACCGATACCATAGATGATAGATCCCTTGGCAGCAGAAAGGATTCTAACCTCTCTATCAAAATCAACCATTTGCTGATGGAGAGCCTTTGCCCTTTTAATGAAATCCTCGAAATAGTTACCCGAGGCATAAATGGTGTTATCATCCTCGATCATCTTTTGATCATAGATGACTTTCCCTTTCTTGATAGAGAGATATTTCACTCTCTCATCTGAGATGTATCGGCAAATATCATCACACCCCCTAAAATAGAACCTTACCCCTTTTCTATCGATGATCTCTCTCGTTTCATCAATCAGCTTATCAATGATCTGATAGGCATCAAGCAGCGAATCCAAGAACTCCTGCCTCTTAACGGGGATCGCAATGCCAGCAGCCTCCAACTCATAGGCGGCTTTTAGATTCGCCTTGATTGAATCGGTATTAAGAATCGCCAAATCCTTAACGATCTCATCCGTCACCTCAAAATCCTTTGCGAATATACCATGATCTCTGAGCTTTGCGATCAAATCATTCATCAGTCCGCAAAATGTTTCCAAATCGGCACACATCTTAGAGATGCGATTACCATCCCTTTGAATGGGGATCATTTTCTTTTCTTTCATAACTCACTTTTTTGATTTTGATTATACCTTTTTATATTCTCCTTTTAGAAGTTTCTCAGCGAGAGATTCAGCCACCAATTCAGCCGAGGTCAGGACATCACGATGATGGATATTCTCGACATAGGCGGCATAGTTCATTCCTGCACAGACGATGAGAGCCAATCCCTGAGGATAGTCAGCCTTGATCTTATCCAAGAGCTTCTTTCCCTCATCAACTCCATTCTTATCCGATTTTGTCACCTTTCGATAATCCGCTGAGGCTCCCCGAATAACCTCATTCCCATTGAGTAGGATGGTATATCCGATGGATGATCTCAGATTTCCCGTGATATCATTATAATTGCCTCTCTGACGGGCTACCCTCACACATTCCTCACCGATATATGAGAGCCTTTGGATCAGGCTATCGATTATCCGACCTTTGAAAGCCTCAATATTCGCTCGGATCTCATTCTTATTGGTCTTATTGACTATCGATTTTCCCATGAATTTTCACTTAATCGTTACTTTCTTGTTACCCGATGATGCAACTCGGTTGATTTCCTCATTGATTATCAAGCATTTAGGCTGCTTTGTTTGCAAATATATCCATTTTACAACCCCGATTCAGAGCCTCTTAGCCATCCCTGAGAATGAGCCTTTAACCTCGGAATTCTCATCTCTCTCGATCTTCACGACTGAATATCCCGATGCCTCGATCTCAGCCGATGCCCCGTGCATCAATATGATGCGATATAGAGCCGTCTGATCGCATTTTATCTCGGCTTGGGTATTCCCCACCAAGAAAGCCCTCTGAACCCCTGATAGATCGAGCATAGCACCAAAGCTGAGAGTTCCATCTTCATTCTGTTTCATGTAGCATTTTTGTTGTTTTGACTCTTTTTTATATGATTGCGCATTTTGCGCCTTTTTGTAATTCTTCAAAGATTCGCAAATACCCCGTTTCCTTGCGATCTGACTGCGATTCTCGGCTCAGGTGGATAGTTATTCAGCCTTGCGCCTGAAATCGCAGGAGAGAGCCGTTTCCTCATTTGGAACGATATGAATCATTCTCAAAGATCACTTTCTTCATCATCTCATTGAACCGATCCGCAATTCTATCCCCATATTTATCTCGGATCTGTTTTGGATTGAGATTGGTGGTAACAATGGTGAATAGCTGCTCATTATAGCGATAGGATATAAGATCAATGACGGGATTCAGGATATTTCCATAATCCATAACCTCTATAGGCTCAATCCCCAAATCATCGATGGCAAGCATCGGTTTTTCCCGAACTTTCCTGAATTGCTCATAATCATCCTTATTGAGCCTTGCGATCTCCCTTGCATCGATCATTGATACAGATATCGATTCGCCATAGGCATTTTTGGCATCGAGGAAATTGATAAGTGATCGGATGGCTCTCATAAGGGTGGTTTTGCCGTTTCCGCATTTTCCACAAAGTAGGATACCAAACTTATCCTGATCTATGAGCCAATCTGCTGCATCGCTGATCTGAAATCTAAGCTCATCACTATCTTTGAAAGATCCGTGCCGATACTTGATCTCTGCCATTACTGATGCGGTCAGCATATCCACCACCTGAGCCTTTGTATATGGGAGCCTGAACGAATCCTTTTTGACCCTACCATTCAACAGTTGATTCATCAACTTTTCCACATCAACCTTATAATTCTCATCTATCTGATACATATCGATATTATATATTAAAAATCACCATCATATTCACCCCCTGAGGATGCTGATACATCGGTTCCCCGCCTTGCATCCTTGGATGGGGGTTGCTGGGGCTTGAATTCAAATTCAGATTGCCGACTATTCCATCCCCTTAGGGCGGCTTTCCAATCTTTCATCTTGGTCTTACCGACCATCCATCCCTTACTCTCATAGAAATCGAGGAATCTTTGAGGATCGAAAGAATATCCCATCTCAGAGCAATAAGCCTGAATATCTTCGAGAGATGGCGGGGTGAACCGCTTGGCGGTTTGCCCTATCTTACCATTTACATTATCTTTATCATTATCATATACATTATCATTAGGGTTGTTTTCGGTTGAATTCGGTTGAATTGGGTTGTTTTCGGTTGAATTCGGTTGTTTTGCCGCATTCCGATTCCCTTTTGGTGCTCCACCCTTTCTACCATTATTCTGATTGATTAGTCGCTTTGATTTAGCATTATCAATTTGCATCTTAATACCTTCAAACATCGCTTCAATACCACCATCTCTATCATAATAGAAATCAGGCATCTCACCAAAGCATCCATATCGGACGATATCTCTGATTGCCAAAAGTTGAGCTGCTTCATCCTTTAGCTTTCCTATCTGAGATAGAAATGTACCATAGAATACGAATGAATCCATATTATCTTTTGTTTCCATGATTCGCCCTCCCATGCTGCTTGTCAATATTCGGGCGCACCTTGGTATTGAAATAATCCAATGCAGCCCCTTTCAGGTTCTTTGGTTCCTCACCATAGACCCCATATCTCGAAATAGCCATATAGAAGCCATATCGTTCCTGAGAATCACTAAGGCTATCCCCGAACTTGACCCAATCGGCTAAGAAATTGAATTCTGTCCCCTTACTCATAATGCGATGCACTCTTTAGGTAAGAAATAACGTTTGAATCTATCCCCATAGTCATTCTGACACCACTCATCAAGGATGGAGAATCCCTTGCGCCTCAGGCGAGAGATATGCCCCCTCGGATCTGATTGCCCCGTGATGATGGTAATATCACCCACACTATAATGACCGCCCCTTTGCAGGACATTCATCAGTCTTTTCTGTTGCCTTGGCAGAGCCTCCACCAATGCGGCAAATGTGCCATCTCCCTGATTCATATCAGCCTCCTTTCCTGACTACATATGATACCGCCTTGGATTGAGCCTCATCAACCGAGTTTACCCGATTGCGTTTCATCCAAGCCTCAACTTCAGATCTGTCGAAATAGATCTGCTTTCCAGTTGGCTTATAAAAGGGGATCTTCTTATCATGGGTAAGCTGATAGACATACCCCTTACTCATCCCCGTGAGGATAGCCACATCATCGATATTGAGAACATTCTTAGCAGCCAAGGTGCTGAGGCTCTCAATTCTCTCCAATCTCGAAATAATTTCCTGAATCATAACTCCTTAATTTTGTGACATCAGGAAGTGCGCACATCCGTTTGTCGATTGAACTTGGTGCAAAATTAAGGACTAATCCTCAAATAAAAATTAGACATCCAATGGATTTTTATTGGATGTCTAACGTTTTCTTTTATAATTGCTCTATTATGATAATAGGCAACATCTAAAGCGCATTGATAAAATCTCGGATCCTTTTGTATTTCAACGAAAGAACCCCTCTCTTATCCTTTCCTTTCAAATCGCTGAAACTCTTGATGTATTCCCCCATATCTCCGAATAAGGATCTGCATATCTCCCAATTCACACCGCCTTTAGATATCTTATTATTATCCCTGCTGACTTTCTCGAATAACAAACCAAAGAACCAAGCCAATTCCCCGATTTGCCCATTCCCATTGGTTCCATACCATTTATAGATATCTGATCCTTTCTCCATCCATTTTTTATGGTGGGTAGCCTTAATGAATCCATCTTGAACTCTTGGATCTTTCAGGAATTCATCTATCTGAACTTTCAACTCGGTTTTAACGGATGCAGCCTCTCCATCAATACCACTAACCCGAGGTGATTTTAGTTTTTTCCCCTGAATAACCTCAGAATAGACCTCTCTCAGCCCATCACGCATCAGGATATGGATCAGGAATCGGCTTACCTCATCCTTGATGATATCGGACTGATCCTGCCCGAAATACCTATCCATCGCATCCTGAACCCTCCAATAGTGATATTCGATGGTCTCTCTCAGAACCCAACTCGGTTTATCGAATGTTACCCAAGCCCCTGAATTCTCATAGGACTGACCCAAAAGGGAATCAGAGAAATCGGAATGATCCTTTATCTCATCGATGAGGAATGATCTTGCTGCATCACGGGGCATCGATGCGATCTTTCCCCTGACTGCAGATAATCGGTTCTGAGCTTCTTTCTCAGCCTCAGCCCATCCACTACCCACCGATGCGATTATCTCCCTCATGGAGCCATTATAGCGGGCAGTCAGTTCATCTTTCTCCGATGGGTAATATCTACCGATGGCATCAATCACCTCTGCTTTGAATAACTCTGCGATAGCCAAGGAAAGTTTGTCGGCATCCCTCAGAGCCTCGAAACGTATCCTCTCGATATTCCATAATTTCATGGCATCACCCTCAAAGGGGCATTTTTCCTCTCCCTGATAGAATCTGCATAACTCGGAAATCATCTCTTTTCTCATATCTCAGCCCTCCATCAATCAAAAAACCTTATCAACCAAATTCACAGCCTCATCTTTCTTGGAATTCACGATCTTAGCATATATCTCGGTGGTTGATACCTTGGTATGCCCCAAGAGCTTTGAGGTGGTATAGAGATCTGCACCTAAGGTGAGCATCATAGTGGCGAATGTATGGCGGGCGGTGTGATAGCTCAGATGTTTGGTGATCCCCGCATCTTCAGCCCATTCTCTGATAATCCGATTTGCGTGCTGCCTAACTGGTAATCCATCAAAAACAAAATCCCCATCAGCGGCATCACCCCTCTCAGGCATCCATTTGAGTGCTTGCTTCGAGAGGGGCAGATAAAGGGGATTCCCCGTCTTTCTCATCACGATCTGAATGCGCCATTGGCTCCCATCCTGAGCGATATCGCCCCATCTGAGGTTTTCGATATCTCCAATTCTCAATCCGCAATAGCAGGAGAAAAGATATGCCATCTTGACATCATTTCGGCTGCATGGGGTCTCGATGAGCTTCTTAACCTCATCGATGGTGAGGAACTCCCTCGGACTCTCAGGAACCCGAATCCTCTCCGAATTCCGAATCTTGGTGAATGGATTTGCGGAAATCACCTCAGCTTTGACCGCATCATTCAGGATTGTATTCAGATATCGGACGTAATTTAATTGTGTGATGGGCTTCAGAGGTCTCCCATATTGATCTTTATACTCACACTTGATAAATCTCAGATACCCCAAGCAGAAAGCCTTATCGATATCTTTCATCAAAAGGTCATCCCCCCTGAATTTGCTAATCAGGGATTTGGTGCTATCGATGAATACGGTAGTCCGTACCCCTCTTTTTATCGCCCTATCCCTGAATTCCTCAATCCACTCGAACAGAGGCATATTTTCCCGATGTCCTGCTTTTTGGATTCCCCCTCTTTCCTGAGTAAGTTCCAAAAGCCTCTGAGCCTTGATTGCATTTGCCGCTTGCAGGGTGTTCGTATTTTGGATTTTGGTGGTCTCATCGACCTCAGGAACGAGATACAATTTCAGGAATTCATAATGATGCTTGCCATTCAGATAAGTATCGAGATAGATACTACGATTTCCGCCTTTGAGTTCCTTGATCCGCATACGGATCGGCTCCTTTGCTTTGATTACCTTTTTTTTCTTTGCCATAATAGAATGAATTTGTTACCGCTGCAAATATACGGATTATTTTTCACTCCACCAAGAAAAGTCACAAAATAGTAACAAAATAATATCAAAAAAGACATTAGTCAAAATCAAATATAGCCTATAATGAGAATAGGCAAACCATCGGAAAAGCCTTTATTTATTTGATTTTTCATAGTATTTTGATTGATTTTCCTTAAATAATGTTGCAAAATTAGTCATTTCTGATAAATATCGGAGATAAATCCGTAACTTTGTGCCTGAATTTAGGATGATTTATGAATAAATGGGAGTATCTCCA